CAGAGTAGTAATTGAATATTCTCAAAGTGGTGGTGCAGGCGATGGCGTTTTGACTGCACAACTTGTAAACCCTGGTAATGTTGTAATTGACCAAGAGAGCGAACCTATAAATATTAATGGTCAAGCGGAAACTAATGTTAGAGGGACTTTCAGATTTTTCGTAGTGAAAACCTCAGATAATGACTTTGGCTATACACTTAGATTAAACAACGGAGCGAAAGCTTTGACAGCTTATAGAATTGTAAGTGTGCTTAGAAATAATAATCCTTAAATATAAATAAAATGAAAAAATCACAATTCGCCACCATTTTAATAACCGTTGGAGCTATTGTAGACACACTCTATACGGTAATTTCAGAAAATACAGGACTTCTCGAAGATTTGGGAGTTTCTCCAAAAATTACAAAAGTTGTAATGCTTTTAGGTCTTGTTTTTGCTGCCTATAATCGTGGAATTAGTCCGAAGCAATTACGATCAAGCACACCTTTTCCAACTTCGGGACCCACTAGACGATGAAACTTTTATATCTTCTAATAATTCTCACATCCGTATATATAATGTACGGTTGTGATGATTTAAAAGGTTTTTACTTCCTGGCAAATTACGCAATGATTTTCTTATTGTTTAAAAAAATAGGGAATAAAGTAGGGTGCGCTTTTGCAGGATGGTTGTTTATTTATAGTTTGCTTTTTTTCTTTTTCAAATTAAGCCAAAATATAATTGAATATTTTAATATATTTACCTTAATTTTTATCGGTATAATTTTCATAAAATACGAAAAATGAGTTACGTTACGACTAAATTGATGAATGTTGGTACTTGGTTTACCACAGGTATGGTATTTGCCAACAGCTTCTTTACAGTTGATGTGGCTTTTAAAATTATTATTTCTGGATTGAGTTTTGTATTATTAATACTACAAATAGGGAATCAATGGGCAATAAGAAAAAAAAGAAAAGAAGATGAAACTGAGTGATAAAGGACTTGAAAAACTACATCAAAGAGAGGGTTTGAGATTAAAGCCTTACCTTGACACTAAAGGAATACCTACTATTGCTATGGGCAATACTTATTATTTAGACGGCAAAAAGGTAACTATGAAAGACAAACCTTTGACTTTGGAGCAGGCTAAGACGTTAGGAAATGCAACGGCTAACAATTTCGCTAGTCAAGTTGATACAGTTGTGAAATCAGCTGTTAATCAAAATCAATTTGATGCTTTAGTTTCTTTAGCTTATAACATCGGGATTAACGGTTTTAAAAAAAGCACAGTTTTAAAATTAGTAAACAAAAATCCAGCCGATCCGAAAATAAAAGATGCTTTTTTAATGTGGATAAAAAATAAAGAATTGATAGGACGTAGAAATTCAGAAATCGAACAATATTATGGCTGAACAAAAAATAAACCCAGAACAAGTTATTAACATAGCGGTGTCGATGATTAGCGATGAACCGCCAAAAACTTTATTCGGCAGAATTTTACGCTGGATTAAAAAAATAAACGAAATAAAAAAGGCACTCCGATGAGTGCCTTTTTTATGTTTTACTTTAGATTATTAGAGCTTACAAAAGAGCATATTAATAATACCACAGAAAGTGTACCCGCTATTTTAATTAATATTCCATAATAATATGGGTCGCACCAAATAGAGAATATTAAACACGATACCATAATTAATAAACAAAAATTTCCTAGATAATTTATAAATTTTTTCATTCTTTATTTTTTATAAGTTTCGTTGTAGTATTGTTCTGCTGATTTATATGTGGTTATTTTACCTCGTTCATCTCCAAAATTAATAGCATTGATAATCTGTTTTTCAAATAATTCGTTGGCTTTAGGTGCTAACTTCTCAAGGTTGATTCTTGTTGGTTCTTTTTTAAACTCTTCAATAAACCATTCTACCGCTGTTTGTTGTTTCATAATCCTATTATTTTTTTTGCTGTTAGGGTTAATTTGGGTTTTAAAGCGACAATATCTTCTATTGTTTTGCCCTGTATATTGAAAAATATCCATGAAAAAGACATCGTTCTTTAGCTTTTTCATATGTTTCTAATTGATGTGATATTGGCTCTTCCAAAACATTATCCTCGGAATCACAAGGAACAAACATCCAAAGTTCTAAAGGTTGTTTTAGGAATTTTGCATAATTTTCGCACGCCCAAAATCGTCTAATATTATCAGTTTTAAAAATTTTTCTTTGTTCCAAAACAAAATCTGTCATTGATATTAAGTTTTCCATTGTTTATTTTTTAAATATTTCCCTAACTTCTTTAAGACTTTCTTTTATACCTATTGACTTGTAGGTAAATTTTCTATTGCTATATTCATTTTTAATATTAGCTTCCGCTAAATCTTCATAATAAAGTATTTTTTCTGTAAATTTTTTAGTTAATAATTCTATTGTTTCTTTTTGAAATTCAGCAAACCAATATTCTTTGGCAGCATCTGATTTAGCACCTAATTCAAAAGATTCTTCAATTGTTTCTTTCATTTTATGTTTGTTTTATATTCAACATGCCAAACTCCGATTTGATAATACAGAGGGGTTTGATTATCGTTTTGATAATTACACACTTTTATTTCTTTGTAGCGAGGGAAATTACACACCGTAATATATTTAGGTAAGTCCCATAACGTATGCTCTACTTCTATAATCATCTTTTCTTATCATTTAAAAATGGTTTAGACAAATTCTCTACGTCCTGTAATATAGGTTCAGGAACTAAAACAGTCTTTGATGGGACTGTAAATTTTGGCTTTCTGCCAGCGTTTCTTTCGTTTTTATTTTTCATACTTTAAATTATTTATGCAAATATATAAAAAAATTTTAAATTAATTAAAAAATTTAATTATATTTGTACCGAACTTTAAAACAAAAATTATGTACAAACCAGTAATTATGCCCTGCACGCAGGAGCAATTCGAAACATTTAAGGATAGGATTCCTTTACCGATTGTAGAAATTGGCGATTTTAAACACCTTCCTTTCTTGACGAATAATTACACTTCAGAAAGAAAGGTGACTAACTTTAAACACGCATCCGATAAAATTCTAATCCCTTACGACCCCGAGCTATTCCTAGAGTGTTGCGGGGTCGATAAAAAAGAGGTTGTTTGGGCTGGAAAAGATGTGCAATTTAGATTAGGGGTAACCGATGATTGGGAAGATTTAAATAGTGAGTTTGAATACCGCCTAAAACCCAAACCTAAAGCATCAGACCTCGACAAAGAGGTAAAAGCCTTGCAAGATAAGGCAAAAGAGCTAGGTATTAGTGTAACGATTAATTTTGAGTAACTTAAAAACCAATAACCTATGAGCACATTCATCCAAAACCTAATCTTCGAGCATAACTTAGCGGTTACGCTTCAAAGAAACGGCATTAATCCGCCAAACAGAAATCCAAACCTAGAACGCTTCAAAATTTGGATGCGTGATCGGGTAAAGAGTAAGTTTATAACCAACGAAGCTGAAATGAATAAGGCTTATATTAAAATTGAATAATTATGAAAACAGACGGATTTTGCGAGATTTGTGGCAAAGAAATAGAATTAAAAATTTGCTGTAGTGCTTTTGATTGTGGATGTATGGGGCAACCCTTAGAGCCTCCAATATGTTCAGAAAAATGTTATGATATTTTTATGGGTAAAGAATATAACGAAAAGAAAAAAACAGAACAACAACCATTTTACATAAAACTATGAAAAACAAAAAGAAAATAATTGAGGACTCTTTAGCTAATTTGGCTGTTATTTTAATGGACAAAATAGAAAAAGGCGTAGAAAACCCAAAAATACAAGGTAGTGTAACTTGTGAAAATATTAAAATAACGTTTGAAATAAAAGCGGAAAAAATCAAATAACTATGAAAAAGAAAAAACTAAAAAAGAAAGTCAAAAAGCTGGAGAAGCAATTGGAAGTGTTGGCTGCAATCGAAATAGATTTCAAAACATTTGGCTCTATTACCCGATACCAAGAAATAATTAAACACAACATTTTAAACCGATACTTATGAGAAAGTATGAACTTATTGGCATTACTAATTATGCTAAACAATATCTTTGTGAAGAAGATATACAGTCACTATTAGAAATGATAGGATGTACCGTTGTAGAAAGAGAAACTAAATCAATTCTTTACGGTAAAAAAATGTTTCAATTTCCAAATGGAGAAGAATTGCCTATAGACTTTGTAGAGCTGGAAGAAATACAACCAGAACTTGATTTTGAAGTTAAAGAAAATCAAACTATTTTTAACGAAATGTTGGAGTTTTTACGAACCATTTTAGCTAGTGAAAACACACCATTAGTGCATAGAAAAAGAGCAAAACAACTAATCAAAAAAGCCACAGAACTATGACACCACTAGAAATAGCCTTAATAATCGTAATAGTATTTATAATTATGACAATAGTAGCACTTATTCGCTACTCGATTGATTTGAGTTGGGAGAATTACGGGTTAACTTTGAAAGTTGATGATAACGACTGGATAAAAATAGAAAGCGTTGAGGATTTGCCGAAAGAAAGCGGTTTTTTCTATATAGTAGTCAATGACTTAGTGATTAATGCTCCGTGTTATTTTAATTCTATAACCAAAAGATGGTGGATTGATTGTGAGCAATATCCAACCCATTACCAAGCAATATTTGAACCACAACCACCAATTTATTAATCTATGAAAACATTTTTAACATCATTTATATATGTATCTTTGGTAGCGATAAACGTTATCAGGCTTTACAGCTGTTGAGAAAAAACAAGATAAAACATTCAGTTTAGAACTGAACACAAAAACAAAAAACAAACTTTAAATTAAATATAAAATGAGTACAGAAAATCAAAAAGAAGTTATTGACTTAACGCCAAAACAAATTAAAGACAAGTCAGCTCATAAGTTGACAAACGCTGATATTTCGGCAAATTATTTTAATGATAAATTTCATTTAATGCTAAATGATTTTAAAGGTTCTTTCGTATGTTGTGCTACAAGACAAAACCCAAATGATACTTATGATGTAATTGCAAATGCCACACAAGCATATTCAAACTATTTAAAACAAAAATATTTCAAGACAAAAGATAGTGTTATTGAAATGGATTTCGATTTAATTAAAAAACTTACCGATGAAGATTTGTTTATTGCTATTCCTGAAATTTTAGCATTAAATGAAATGAAACCTTATTTTATTTGTTTGGGTGCTTTGTCAAGAAATGTATTTTATGATATACTTCGCAGTCAAATTACTCAACCATTATAGGGTGTCTGTTGGCATATCGCCTAACACCTATTTTATAAGTCAATTATTATGGCTAGGGATTTTCATAGTAAGTTTCACTATCAGCTTACTTTGGGCGTTCAACGTTTCAAAAGTAGCCGTTTCAACTACTAAACAAAAATTAATCTACGCTCTAGGTGGCGGGTGCGGTGCTGTTTGTGGATTAGCTTTATTAAAATTATGTTTATGAAACGCTACAAATACCCAAATTCAGACAAGGTTTTTATTTTGGATCACTTCGATAAAAACCAAAACGCACATTTTAAATGCGGTCATTGGTGTACGAATAATGTTTTTGACGATTTAATAGATTTGTCAACTGGCTTCGCAAAATGGAATAACCCACAATTAAAATTAAAATTAAAAATATGAAAATATGAAAATTAGAAAATTATTATCAAATATGTTTTCGTTTCTGATACATTTAAGAGGAAGCGGAACAACTACATTAATTCAGAAAGTTGCTTACGAAAATGATGTTTGGGTGTTAGTGCCAAACGAACAGATGAAAAAAAAGTTTGGTGAAAGTGGTGTAACATTTGATGAACTTGACAGAATTAAAGACTGTAAACCAAAGCCAATTCTGTTGGACAACTACACTCTTTTACAACTTTCTGAATTATCATTGAATGAATACGAAAGGCTTGATTTGATGATTAAGAAACGAAACAGATTAATAAGAACTATTCGTGATGAAATTAATTTGTTTGAACGTGAAAATGGAATAACCCACAATTAAAATTAAAACTATGAAAAGTCAATTGAAATTCAGAGCTTATGTAAAAAGTCAAAACAGAATTATTGACTTACACGGATTTCATAATGATTACGCTTTTGGAGTTACTAATGATTCAGAGGAAATTGGAGAAAATATATTCCCTCTATCAGATGTAGAAATAATGCGATTCACAGGCTTTAAAGACAAAAACGGAGTTGAAATTTATCAGGGATATATTTATAGGCATAATAATAAAAATTTCGTTTGTGTTTTTACTGACTTATTCGGATTTGTTTTTATAGAAATAAACAAAAATTTCCGCTCGGTTCTTACGGATAGAATGCTAATGAAATCGCACTATAATAGAAAGAAAAATGATTTATCATCATTTAAAAAATACATCGAAATAATCGGAAATATTTATGAAAACCCAGAACTTTTAGTTGTTTAATTAAAATTTTTAATTATCTTTGTCAAAGTTAAACGAGGTTGGTCAGAGCCTTTAAACGAAAAATCATTAATAAACCTCATCTGACTGCGTTCTGACCGATGCTTTTGGATGGGGTTTTTAAATTTAAGCAATATGGCAAATTACAGAAAAGTTTACAAGTCAGACCATTTAGGGGTGGTTGATTTAGAAGAAATGCTAGAACAAGGCAAACCGCTAATTTTTACAATTAAACACGTAAAGCAAGAAATTGGCGTTTTGGTTGCTGGAAATCGTGGCGACCACAATATCGCTTATTTTGTCGAACCTATTAAGCCAATGGTGCTAAATGCTGGGAATGCGGCAATAGTTAGAGGTTTTTCGCAAGGCAAAAGTACAGATACTGATAAGTGGAATAACATACCAATTGAATTATATATTGATTCAAATGTAAAAATGAAAGGTCAAATTGTTGGAGGTATGAGAATTAAACCTTTACAGCCAAAAATAGCGCCAAAAGAAAAGCCAAATTTTACCGAAGCTAATTTCGAAGCTGCTATAAAAGCAAAGGCGAGCATTGAGCAAATTAAATCAAAATATAACATTTCTAAAGAGATAGAAGAATTATGGAACAACGCACAGACAACTGGTACAACGCAAGATTAGGGAAATTCACAGCAAGTGAAATTCATAAATTAATGGGTATTAAAGGACTTGGAGAAACTGGAAAGACTTATGCTTTTGAAAAAGCTGTTGAGCAAGTTTTTGGAACTATTGAGGATAATTTTGTTTCTTATGATATGGAACGAGGCATTGAATTAGAACCAATGGCTTTCAATAAATTCAAAGAAATTAAATCTTTGGAATTTTTAGAAGTAGAAAAATGTGGCTTCTTTGAAATGTCAGAAATGTCAGGAGCAAGTCCAGATGGTATTGTTTCGGACGGTGCTGTTTTGGAAATCAAATGCCCTAAAGCGAATACCTTTTTTAAAATAGTTGCAGATGGGGAAATTGATAAAAAATACTACTATCAAATGCAACATCAAATGATGTGTGCAGGCAAAAACAAAGCCTATTTCTTCAACTATTTTATATTTGACGGTATTGAGTATTGGCACGAAATAATAATTGAACGTGACGAGGATGTTTGTAATTTAATATGTTCGAGAATTGAAGAGGCGAATAGGATTAAAGAGGAGTATATCGAAA